GATTGAGCAAGTGCAAGGCATTACCGTTCCCGAAGCGCTATGGGGCACCATAGAAGAAGTGTGGCGGGAAGAAGCGGACCTGTGGGAACCGTCAGACGCTGAGATGATGGGATCCTTTGGCACCAAGTGGCATGACGGACTGTAACGGATTATGAACAATCGCGGGAACCATCACGGTTCCCGCTTCCTATCGCCTAAGATTAGTTCAGTCGAAACCAAACCGATGACCAGCAACTTTAACTACGCTTCAAAGCACGGTGATCTGATCCCCCGTCAGGGTCTTGCGTATTGTGATGACGACAATACGTTTCAACCGTACACCTTCCACGTCAATGCTTGGGCGTGCTTGTTGTCTGACGCCCCTAAGGCGTCTCCTGTCCCTTCTAATCCAACGGCGTTCCATACATGGGAAGAATTGATGGGGGCAATGTTTAGTTAGGGGACTGACTCCTAACTGGCACAAGGGTGCTTGACGGGGCAGTGGGTGCGTGATAGGCAGTGCCCCGCCCCCGCCCGTTGCCGCCCGCCGCCGCGTGTGCCCCCCCGTATATAAAACCCATGGGTCCCTGTAAGCTATAAAGTCTTGCTTTCGCGACCTCTTTATAGAACTCAATGTTTTTCTATATAAAGCAAAACCGAAAATGGAAATACCCGATATGCAAAAAAATCCCGGAGAAAATTTTACGACTGTAGAGGTCGATTCAGTAACAGGTGAGTATTATGTTGCATTACCAGAATGGGTGATTAGTGAATTCGGGTGGTTTGAGGGTACAGAGGTTAATATGGAAGTCGATGGTGACTCTATACTAATAACCGAACAAAAAGATTGACCGACTCTTATTAATAGAGTATAATTAGAAGTGAATCGATTCAAATTCAAATTGACTTAAGTTATGGCAAAAGGATTTACAGTAAAAGCAAAGTCGCCCGTTGTGAAGAAAGAAGCAACTGAAGATTGGGACTATGCACTAGCAAGAGAAATGGTCAAAGGTAAGACTGTAGTATTCTGTCTACCTGGACGTAATGTTTCTTACACATTTCTGAAGAACTTTGTACAGTTGTGTTTTGATCTTGTACAGAGTGGAGCGAGTATTCAGATCTCGCAGGACTACAGTTCGATGGTAAACTTCGCACGTTGTAAGTGCCTAGGGGCAAATGTACTGCGTGGACCCGATCAGAAACCATGGGACGGTAAGTTAAATTACGATTGGCAACTCTGGATTGATAGTGACATTGTGTTTAACACGGAGAAGTTCTATCAGTTGGTGTTGATGGATAAGGATATTGCTGCAGGTTGGTATATGACTGAAGACGGTCATACGACATCTGTTGCACATTGGTTAGAGGAGGATGACTTCCGTAATAATGGTGGAGTTATGAATCACGAAACTGGTGATAGTATTACGAAGCGTAAGAAGCCTTTTACTGTTGACTACACTGGATTTGGTTGGTTGTTGATCAAGAACGGTGTATTTGAAGATAAGGGTATGCAATATCCTTGGTTTGCACCGAAGATGCAAGTCTTTGAATCTGGAGAGGTTCAGGATATGTGTGGAGAGGATGTATCATTCTGTCTTGATGCGAAGGAAGCAGGATTTGAGATTTGGTGTGATCCTCGCGTCAGAGTTGGTCACGAAAAGACTCGCGTGATCTGATATGAGCGCAGAGTTGTATACAGTACTCCATAAGGGTGAAGTGCTTTATGAACACTTGACAGAGGAGGAGTATTTCGATACAATGGAGGACCTGTCTCAAAGGTTTTATGAGACGGGCTCTCCGAACCCCTCGGACCTTGACACTCGTATTATTAAAAAGGATTAAAGTATTATGGCACGTTCGAAAGTTGGTCTAGTCAAGGTCGGTTTTACACCGGGTAAGCCCAAGAAATCTCGTCAGGGGACTGGGAAGCATACAAAATACGCCGCGTCTTCTCGCAATAAAGCAAGGAAAATGTATCGCGGACAAGGTAAAGGTTGATATAATAGGGGGGGTCTTCGGACTCCCCTTTTTTTAATAAATACCTAAAAATATTAGTATAATGAAAACCTTCCATCAGTTTTGTTCAGAAGCATATCAGTTAGATGAGAATATTCTTACGAATACAGTAAGAGGTGCTTGGTCAAATCCTGTTGTAAGAAATGTTGTTGGCAAAACAAGAGCTGGTCGTTTCGTTAGAAGTCTTGCATTACCACAAGTACCAGGACCAGTGGGTGATTTGGTAGACCTAGGTCTTTCTGCTGCTACAATGGGTCCAGCAGGTGTTGCTGTTACTGGACTGCAAAAAGCAGCAAAATATGGGGCACCTGTAGGTAAAGCAATTAGTAAAGCACAAACTCAAAGAGACGATACAGCACGCCAGGCACTCTCCACAGCACCTAGCACACGCGGTATGTCCTTTGCTGATAGAGAAAGATTAGTCAAAGGTACTCGTTTGAGGGGTATTTGAGATAAAAATAAATAGAGATAAGGGATAGCAACCCCTCTAAAAGTTCTGATTTCAGAGTAAATCAGGAGCTAAAATGGGCAATTCACCTGTCGATAGAGACTCTAACTACATGAGAGAGATGTGGGGAACCACAAAACTCGTCACTGACTACTATAAGGACGAAAAAATGCACGATTTTCTTGATAATTTGGGTAATCACCAGCATCAAAAGATGCTTCGCGAGATTGCAAACGATGATCTGACACCTAAAAAGCACGATTTTAAGACTCAAAACGAACTTCATGAGAAAATTCGTAATGATGAGGATTATGATGACTGGGATTATGGTACAGAACCCTATTATGGCAAGATTTCTGGGTAGAGGGTATAAATAAATTCAGAAAAATCTACCTATTCAATGGCAACCAGAAGGGTTTCAAGAGCATTTAAGGATATTAGTTTCGCATTTGACCCACATCCTGTGACCAAGGACCTTCCTGTCTTGATTAATGAGCGTGCAATCATCAGATCTGTGCGTAATTTGGTCGAAACCATCCCTACAGAACGATTTTTTAACTCCGACTTGGGGTCTGACATTCGCAGAAGTCTTTTTGAGTTCGTCGATGTTGCCTCAAGTCGTGTTATTGAAGAGCAAATACGTGAAACTGTGCTGTTTTATGAGGATCGAGTCGAAAATTTAAAAGTTCAAGTCGATCCACAGCCTGATAATAACAGTTTTGACGTAAATGTTTACTTTGATGTTGTAGGTTTAGATTTGCCAACCCAAGCATTTTCGTTCATACTAGAGGCGACACGATAAAAGATGCCTTTTACACAGTTTACTAACCTAGATTTCGATCAAATCAAGGCTCAAATCAAGGATTATCTCCGTGCAAACTCAAATTTCACGGATTTTGACTTTGAAGGGTCTAACTTTTCGATTCTGATTGACACTCTTGCCTATAATACCTACATTAATGCATTCAATGCGAACCTAGTTGTCAACGAATCTTTCTTGGATGCGGCAACAGTTCGTGAAAATGTGGTTTCACTGGCAAGAAACATTGGTTATATACCCCGTTCTAGGAGCGCCGCGAAGGCAAACGTAACTTTTAGTGTTCCTACCACTACCAGTAGTGGTTTTATCACCCTTGAAGCGGGTCTGGTATGCATTGGAGGACAAGATAACAGTTCATATCGCTTCTCAATTCCAGAAGATGTCACTGCTGCAGTCAAAAATGGTGTAGCACAGTTTGGAACGACTGAAGAACCCATTGAAATTTACCAAGGATCACTTCTTACACGTCAATTCTTGGTTGATACGTCGGTTGATCAGAGATTTATCCTCGATAACCCAAATATTGACGCATCAACGATCACTGTTTATGTAAAAGGTATCAATGATACTGGTTTAGGTAGAGAATATAGTAGAGTTGACAATATTTTAAACATTGATAAGAACTCTGAGATCTTCTTACTGCAAGAAGTTCAGGATGAAAGGTATGAATTGCTGTTTGGTGACGGATATTTTGGTAAAGAAGTAGAAAATAATGCAGTTATCACCGTAAGATACATTATTACCGACGGTGAAGCAGGAAATGGACCTTCTGTTTTCGAATTCCAAGGCAATTTCGTTGATCAGTCCAATGTTAGGGTCATTCCTACTTCGTCCGTACCCGTAACGACCGTTCAGAAGGCGATGAACGGCGGTGAAATTGAAGATGTATCCTCTATTAAGTATTTTGCTCCAAGACTTTATTCTGCCCAATACAGAGCAGTTACATCAAGAGACTATGAAGCAATTATTGCTTCAATTTATCCCAACACAGAGTCGGTTGCTGTTGTTGGTGGAGAAGAATTGAGTCCACCGCAGTATGGAACTGTTCAGATCAGCATCAAACCAAAGAATGGAACATATGTTTCAGACTTTGACAAGAGAAATATTCTGAATAAGATCAAACAGTATTCAATTGCTGGTATTAATCAGAAGATTGTCGATCTCAAGGTTCTCTATGTTGAGATTGACTCCAACGTTTACTATAACACAACTCAAGTTACCAATGTTGATGACTTGAGAACCAATGTTATTGATTCTCTCACCAAATATTCAAAAGACGTTGATATGAATCGTTTTGGTGGACGATTTAAGTACAGTAAAATCCTTCAACTGATTGATCGTGTTGATAATGCAATCACTTCTAATATCACAAAGGTGAAGATTAGAAGAGATATGAAAGTATTGATCGGACAATTCGCTCAATATGAAGTTTGTTTCGGAAATAGATTCCACGTAAATCCAAATGGACTGAATATCAAGTCTACAGGATTTAAAATTGCAGGTGATTCTTCAACAGTATACTTAACAGATGCTCCAGTTATTGGCACAGGACTGAATCAGGTTTCCAATGCTGCAGATGCATCACAAATCTTCTTACGTAGACCACAATCTCTTGATATTGAGAAGGGTATTCTTTCTTTAGTTAAGATCGATGCAAACGGTAATCGTGTGGTTGTTGCAAAAGAAGCAGGAACTATTGATTATAAGAAAGGTGAAGTCATTCTTAACACTCTGAACATTGTTGAAACAGACGCACCAAACAATATTATTGAGATTCAAGCATATCCAGAATCGAATGATGTTGTTGGTCTCAAAGATTTATATTTGAGTTTTAGTGTTTCCAATAGCACAATAAATATGGTTAAAGATGTTATTGCATCTGGTGAAGATATTTCTGGCGTGTCTTTCACAAGAGATTACTATACTTCAAGTTACTCAAACGGAGCTCTAGAGAGGAAATAAAATATGTCGCATTTTGAGAAGAGAGTGCAACTCAATAAAATTATTGAGAGCCAACTTCCAGAATTTTTAGTTGCAGATTTTCCAAAAGCTGTTGAATTCTTTAGACAGTACTATCTGTCTTTGGAGCATCAGGGTGGTAATGTAGATCTTGTTGATAATCTAGATCGCTATATCAAGTTGGATAACCTCATTCCAGAGGTTGTTGTAGGACAGGTATCTCTTACTTCTCCCGTATCAAGTTCTGATACGACTATTAGTGTTACCTCAACAAAAGGATTTCCAGAGGAGTATGGTCTCATCCAGATCAATGATGAGATTATTACCTATACTGGAATCACCGACACCACATTCACAGGTTGTGTTCGTGGATTTAGTGGTATTACTGGATATGATGTTGGTATCTCCAGCGTATTCAGCAATGTAAACAAGCAAAATATTATTTTTTCTCAATCTTCTGCAGCAGATCATACACAAACTGCAGTTGTAAAGAACTTAAGTGTTCTTTTCTTACAGGAGTTCTATAAGAAATTAAAGAGAACCTTTACTCCAGGACTGGAAGAGTATGACTTCGTTTCCGATCTTAACGTAGGAAACTTCGTCAAACACGCAAGAAACTTCTATCAGTCTAAAGGTATCGCAGAGTCGATTAGAATCCTCTTCAAGGTCCTCTACGGCGTCAATGCTGAAGTATTAGACCTGGAAAGCAGACTGATCAAACCATCTTCTGCAGAGTATATCAGAAGAGAAGTTGTTGTAGCACAAAATATTTCTGGCAATCCATTTGCATTAGAAGGTCAGACCATTTACAAATCCAATGATCTGAATACTAATGCATCTATTTCTGATGTTGAAATCTTCACAAGAGATAATCAGACTTACTATAGACTTGGTATATTTGTAGGATTTAATGATAGAGATCTTGTAGAAGGTATTTTTACAATTCCTGGAGCATCTAGATCTCTGGAACCAGTTGAAGTAAATGATTCTGTCATTAGTGTTGACTCAACAATTGGATTTGGTCAGACTGGTACTATCATATCTGGCAACAACAAAATTGACTATACCTCGAAGAGTATCAATCAATTCTATGGATGTACTGGCGTTACCAGCAGAATTGAACTCGGAGATCTTGTAAGAGCAGATGAAACAGTCTTTGGATATGAGAATGGTGATACTGAAAAGAGATGTGATTTAAGAATTACTGGTGTTCTCTCCAATTTCAAGGCACTTTCTGATATTCCTCTTATGGAAGAGGATGAAGTCATTTATTCAAGAAATGTTGGAGAAGTCATTGACAACCCAATCAGTGATAGAACTTACAAAGAGATCTTTGCAAACTCCTGGATCTATAACACTAGTGCAAGATTCAAGGTAGAATCTATTTCCTCATCAGTATTCACACTTGCTTCTAGCATCGATAAGTCCAGTCTAAAGGTTGGAGACTTTGTTGAGGTACTAGTTGGTAATAGCAATACAGTCGTAGTACCTAATCCCGGTGCATCAAATTCTTCTTTTGCACAAGTTTCAAATATAAGTCCATCAACAAGAGAAGTTACTCTTTCTAATACTGGATCATTTACACCATCACCAAATGTTGAGTATAGTATTAGAAGAAAGGTTGTAAAATCAAAGAGTTCTAATGTAATCATTTCGGTCGGAAATGATGTTTATATTGCCAATACTCTGAATGTCTACACTGATGATTCTAGTGAGTATGGATATGTTGCATCAAATTCACTGCCTGGATACAGTATTGTAGATAATATTATCGAATCCAATTTACCAAATGGATTCATTACTACCATTTCAAATAATAATGTACAAGGTCTTGGTGACTACAGTACATTCTTGAAGACTTATGGAAGCATTAAATTTCCACAACCAACTAACTTAAGGAATGGTGATGAAATTGTATATACTGCTCAAAGTCCTCTTATTGGATTAGAGTCTGGTGAATCATACTTTGTTAAGATTGTTGCATCAAATGAAATTAGATTATTCACATCAAAGTCTCAACTTGCAAGTAATGCGGACTTTATTAGATTTAATCCAAACTTTGGACCAGGAGCACACAATTTTACATTAAAGCGTCACGAAAATAGAACTCTTTCTGGTAAGAGAATTGTCAGAAAGTTCCCTCTTATCCAATCCTTTGACAAGAAAGGTAGTGATAATCGCTCAAGTTCTAATGTTGGAATCTTGATCGATGGTGTTGAGATTGTAAGTCCAGAGTCTCAAGATAAGATTTACTATGGACCACTCAAAGAATTTGAAGTTCTCAATGGTGGCAAAGGATATGATGTAATTAATCCTCCAGTACTTTCTATTGAAGATATTGCTAA